TAGAATGTAAAGTCATTCCAAAAGAACCAGCCTTTATACTGCGGAATAAACCTTGCAGTTACCTGGCCTTTCACGTCAATAGTTTCTTCTTTTACGATTCTGAACTTTTTCATAGTTATTTTCCTTTTTAGTTCCATTCATTTTTACAAGTTTCAATTTCCCACTTCTTAAACATCTGTGGGACGACTTTATGGAAGTATTGCTTCCAGATGTCTGTCGGGTCGGAAGTCCACAAGCCTACGCCGCATGACTTTGACTTTTCATAAACTTCCGTAATTCCATCAAGTACCAAGTAACGCTGGTCAGATACATACTTCTCGAAGAACTCGACTTGTTTTTCCATACTCATTTCATGAATATAGAATGCCATCTCTTTCCAGATATAGCAGTACTTCGGAATTGAGATGAAAGTATCATTTTTCTGACGGAAGAATCCGACAACATCACTAAGAAATTGAAAAGCATTAGACTCAATAGTCTTATAATACTTTTCCTTTTCATTTGAACTGTAACGTCTTACATCTTCATAGCGTTTAGAGCCATATCTACGCCAAGCAGGAATGCGTTCTTGTGTTTTATAAGTACTTTCTTCATAAACACACTCAACAACACGCATACCAACGCTTCTGACCATAGAGACTGCTGACTTAAAATGCTCGTTCTTTTTAAGTTTTTCCCTTTCGTATTCTTCTGTAGAATAATTTTCCATAGTTCAATTTCTTTTTTCTGTAACTTGGTAACCGGAGACAGTAAGCCCGTATAGGGAACTTACAATCTCCGATTAACACCTGTCTTTTTTCTTCTAACTGGTGAACCGTATGACTTGCAAGGCGACTTACTTATGGACTTACTGGACGGTCACCCTGTACTCAGGCTACATTCCATAAAGCGCGTGACGGCTATGTGAGAAAATTGCTAGTTTCCTCTTCGTTGATGTTCTAGACTTTTTTGCAGTTCCACCTTTTCTGCGTCTAACCTAATCTTAACCGACAATTCATTGAGTTGAACTCCGAGACAGAAGTAGGATTTTTCTGTTTTGAGTTCAAATTTAACAAAGTTTTTCGGCCAGATGAAAAATTTTAAGAATTTTTCTCAGGAGTTATAAGAATCTCAGAAATGAATTTTGAGCCTCTTTTCGTCAAACCGATATATTTTATCGGCAAAATAAAAATTAAGGCTCTAAAGTCATTTTTGACGATATTTTCCGCCCAAATTTGCATTTATTAGGCGTTAAAATCATACTGAGCATCTTCTATTGCAGTTTTTCTCTCATGTTTCTTTTTCAATGTTTCTCTTTGTTCCTTCGTTTTTTCTTTCAAGACTTTTGCATTGAAATTGCATTCCTTGACCATAGCAAGCGCTTTTAAGCACGGAACCTCATATTCACGAAGTTCGTCATAAATTTGTCTCAAGTCAGTGTCTTGATAGATTTTCTTTGCTATATCTTTAGGAACTAATCCACTTGTAACATCACAGCAGATACACATGTTGATAAGTTCTCCTTTGAGTTGTTTCTGAAATAAAAATAACAAAAAAACGTAGGGTTGTAAACCCTACGCACTTGAAAAACTTGAAAATTTTTCTTAACTATTACTTACCAGTCTTTGCAAGATACAAGACAAGGTCAATTCCGTCAGCTCTTTCCTGTGTAAGAGACATGATGCCGGACTTGGAAACTTCAATCTTGTAAGATCCATCTGGAATCATCGGAAGACCCTTAGCAAGAGTTGAGAACTCAAACGGTGCATCAACGCTTGCATCGAGAACGAAGTCGGTCTCGTAAGTGTCAGTAGTTCTTGTGTTGTAAAGAGTGAGTGTGCAGACAGAATCGTGGAAGCTCCACTTGATACGGTCAGCATCAGTCAACTTCTTCATAGAGACAAGGTTTGTCAACTGTTCGTCAGCGATAGACAACTTAGCATCAATAGACGGGAACTTGATGCGGTTGAAGGACGGCTTGACGATAGCGTCTTCATCTGCAAGACGGTGCTTGAATGAGCACTTCTGCTTAGAAGAGTTGATGTGCATGATGCGAGCTTCCTGACCGTCGTCTGAATACTCAACAGACAAAATCGGAGTATCAGAAAGATTCTCGTCCTTATTGGCCTTGTTGAAAGTGTTGAAGTAAGAGATGAAACGGTTGAAGTCAAGCATAGCCAATGACTCGCTTTCAAAGTCAAAGACTGCCTTGTCAGCGTCAAGGATGTAACAGATGGACTTGTCCTGCTGTTCAATAGCCTTGACAGTTACTTTATCACCATCAGCGTTCTTGCGGAAGATGAGAGTCGGGTTGATGGCTGCAAGTTCAGTCATGAGGGAGATAAACTTGCTATCATAGTTTGTTTGCTTAATCATTTGATTTTACTCCTGTTTAATTTGGATAGTTAAAATATAAAAAAGTTTTCGCACAATTTAAAACTGAACGAAAACTTTCTTAAAGGTTTTGTGTTTAAATTTCTACGGTTCAACGGCATGAATAACGACAGAACTTGAACTGTCTGCTGCCGGGTAAGTAGCTGGGAATCTTGCTTCATTCTTAGCGATACCGCCAAGGAGAAGAAGGACCAAGCCCAAACCAATCAGACCGCCAAAGATCTGAAGGAGAACACCGTTGTTCTCATTTTCTTTACTTTTCATATCGTCCGCCTTTTTCTTGTCTTGCAAAGTTCTCCTTGTTCTTTTCAAAGTAGAACTTCCAAATGTCTTCGGGTTTCATTCCAGTAACAACGAACAACTCGAAGAACTTAAGCAAGAAGTTTTCGGCAAGAACCTGCAACTTCAAAGCGTCTTCCTTCGGAGTCTCGTATGTCTTCCATTTCTTGTATGAAGAGTTCTGATAAATTTCGCCCATCGTTTCAACGACACCGCCAACAATGTGATAGAGGTCGTGATTTACGAATGTAACCTGAGCAAGATTTTCTTCTGCCTTCTTGTAGAACCATTCAACAGTCTGTGTAGGCTTGATGTTCATGTAAAGAAGCTGGTTCATAACGAAGTGCCAAGCATCAATAAGTTCAAACTTCACAAGATCTGTGTATTGGAAATTATCCTTCTTATACTGTTCAAAGAACTCGAAAAGTTCAGTGACAGTTGACATCATATAGTAACCTGACTCAATCGCCATTGTGCGATACTTGTCAGGAATGTCTTGGTTCCAAGAGTTCGGGCAGATAGTTCCACGCTTTGCTCCGATGGCGTTCTGCAATGACTCTTGCATTTCAAACATTGTCTTCATACAGTTTTCTTTGTTATATTCTTGCATCTAAAATACTCCTTTTGATGACAAAAATATAACAAAGTTTTTGACGAATTCATTTAGATGAAAAATTTTTCTAAAGAAGTTCCTTCATCGGATCGCCCCAGTCGAGTATGTTTGCTGGTCTAACAAGAGGCATTCTAGCTTGAAGGCAAAGTCTTACGCCTTCTTCAAATTCCTCTTGGGTCTGACAGCCTGGCTTGCCAACAAACATTGACGCCTGAAGCGCATTATATCGCCAAAGAAGATGATCATTGTCAGGAATGCGATACTCTACATAATCGCCATTCCTAACAACTTTAAGATCTTCTATCGTTCCATTATAGACCATTGACTTTTCCTTGCTCTACACATGTATAGACTGCAACTGTTGCTCTTCTATTTTCATAGAGTTTATCTACATGTTGCTGTCCAGCTGCACGGCACGCTTCCTTAGTAGAAATGTTTGGGACAGTGATGCTATGTGTTGAAACGCCAGCGCTAGAATACACTGTTATTGAAAGTATTAGTGTCCAAAGCATTATGCTACCTTTCCGTTAAAGTTTGTCACAATAAGAAAGACTTCAACCTCACGAGAAATGGAGCCGCCAGCAGGCGATGAACATGTCATGTGCTGAACGGTCCAGCCTTCCTTGATGAGTATGTTGACTCTTTCTTCGTATTCCGAAGATTTAACCCTCACTGCTTTTGTCATTTTCCTTTCCTTTGTTTAAAGATCTAAACCAGTTCCAGATGCTGTCCCAGTTCCATCCCATAAGGAAGCCGTAAACGCAGGACATCCATACTGGACCGCCGAGGGCGCCGATAAGAAAACCACCGGCGGTAAGCACTGCAAGCAGTGCAAGCAACTTAAAAACAAATTCTGTATTCATCTTATTCTCCTTTGTCAATTTTTCTTACTAGGCTTGTCACGCAAATGATGACAAGAATAATGCAAACCAATAATGTCGCAGCCGGTGCATATTCATACTGTTGCGGAACGGCTGTAGTGTCTTGTTCAGTGTATGTTTCAAGCACGGTATGTTGTGACATGTTTCTTTCTTTCCTTTTCTTTCTTTGCTTCCTTACGCAACTGGCGTTCTTTTTCAAGACGAGAAGCAAGCCATGATGCTTGTTCTTCAGTTAAGCGCGTTAATGCAGCACGGTGGATTTCATAAAGTCTAGTGAAATTTTCTTCCTTCTTCTTAATGTACTGTCCTATCACAGGATTCTGCTTAGCCCATGTTTCAAAATCATCTTGATATGTCCAGTGAACAGTCCAGAGCCATTTCGGGTTAACTTTAAGAAGCATGTTACGCATGAATTTTTCAAACCAGTCTTCTTTCCCACATCCTACAAATGGAATTAAGATAATCAGCTGAGCAAAATCAAGAATGTTCAGTTTCTTTCTGCATCGCCAAAATGCTTTTACACCGGCAAACAGATAATGGCCATACATGTATTCATAGCTGAGGCCATTACCCGGCTTGCCAGTAATTCTAGCAAACCATTTTCTTATCATCATAACGGTAAACCTCCGTTGTCATTTTCTCAAGATCCCAAGTCATTAAGTCAAGATTAGAAAATTCAAAACCGTTGCTGTTGATGACATCATAAGCCGAGATGTTCGGGTTATGATTTATGAAATGATACATATAGCGGATAAGCATTCCGTGTGTAAAGATAATCACATGTTCATAGTGAAGATTCTTAAACTGATGCATGCATTTTCTGATTTCTTCTGCACGGTTCTGCATATCAAACGGCGTAAGCGGTACCAGCTTTTCAAACTCGTCCCGAGTCATTTCCCAGAATTTTCTGTCACCAAGAGCGGCGCAGTCAAATTCTCCAAAAGTCTGATTTATCATTGCAGGCTCAAACCCGAAAACTAGCTTACAAGTTTGCTGACAACGCTTTGCTGGACTTGAAATGACAAGCGTGTTTGAACCATTCAAAGGCAACGGCAAATACTTACCGACCTTTTCATTCCAGCCTTCTGGATAGTCCTTGATGATATCTGCTTCATCATAATTCTGAGCCATCTTACCAGTCAAGTTGGCTTCTGTTCGCCAATGTCTAATAAAGTGTATTTTCATAAGTTACCCAAATAGAAGACAGAAAATGAAGATGATTGCGAACGCCGCAAAAGGTATGACATCAAAGCATGCTAGAATAAACAGAATGAATAAAATCAAGCAGCCTATGTTACCATCATTGTTCTGACTCATCGTCTTCTCCTTTAAATTTATGTCTGACCCAAAGGCCAATGTTGTAGCCTATGATTAGGCAAATAAGTAAACCTGCAGTAAAGCCTACTGCATGACACAGTAGACTTAACATATCTAAGAGTACATAAAGTGTTACATTCATTGTTTGCAGTTGGTCTTGATGCAGTTAGCGATTAAGTTCTTAGCTACATCAGAACCTGGCTCAAAGTTCTTTGTGTTATCTTGAGTACATCTATCAACACAAGCATCAAAAGAATCATTGATAAAGACAGTGTCATGCTTAACGATGACAACAGTATCTACCTTTGTTTCCTTGATGACTTCTTTCTTTCCTTCTTTCATGCTTAAAGCAAAAGCAGCAGCGCAGCGAGAATCGTCAGGCCACTTAGAACAGTAAGTAATAGTAGCGGCCTTCAAATCGCCAGGCAAACATCTGTCCGGATGTTTCACGCAGACCGATGCATACTCATTATAGTTTCTCTCTTTACAAGCATGCATGTCTTTTGAACAGACGATGCCAAAGATTTTCGGAACGGCAACTGCAGCAAGTATGCCCATGATCGTAATGACGACCATGAGTTCAATCAAAGTAAAGCCTTTCTTCATTTCTTAACCTACCTGAATAGGACCTTTACCCTTCATAATGGCCTTCTTATACCAAGAGGTATCAAGATCTTGTTCCCTGTATTCAGCCGGAACACGTTTGAAGTTGACATCAAGATCGTGAGCATGAGAATCGTCGTTAGGATCACGCGGCTCGTATTCATACATCAAATCCCAAATGTTAGTATCCTTCATGAATGCATCAATCTCTTCATCGGTAATGCCGATGTCCTTAATGAAGTTATAGTCATGTGACTTATCCTTCATCAATTTGGCGAGATCTTCTTCTTCAATGTCGTAGCCACCGTCGTCAAACTTGAGGGCGCAGAAAGTTACTGCCTGTTCAGTCATAGCAAGCTGCTTCATTTCTTCCGGGTTTTCGTCATCAACGATACCATACTCACCGCTGTCCTTAACGTAGTCAGCGTCATTAGTGTCCATTTCGGAGTTCCAAAGGATCTTCCATTTCATTTTTCTTTCTCCTTATTTCCAGATTTCTTCCATTTGAATTGCTGTTTGTCTGATGATGTTATCACGGGTAAAGATAACCTCAAAGTCAGAAATTTTGCGTTCATCTTTGACATCAAACTCATAAACGCCGTAACCGAGATGAATGAGTTCAAGAACGTCTTGCTTGCTGAACCAGTGCTTAAGTGTTTCCTTAGAAGGAGCAGCAGCAAACCAGCTCTTTCCATCTGCTTTATAGACTTCCGGCTTATGTGGCATCGGAAGGCTGCGGCAAAGGCCTTCAGACAGTTTGTCAAAGACCGGGTTCAAGTTTCCATCAAAGTCACGCCAAAGGCCCTCGCCTTTAATTGGGTTTTCAACTCTGTAAACGAGCATTAGTGTTTCTCCTGTTTTGGTTTTCTGAAAGATGTTTTCTTGTCAAAGCCGTATGCCTGCAAGCGAGTAATATCATCGCCTACTGGAACGATAGCCTCATCTGGGCGGGCATGAACATCAATCCAATGTTCAAGTTCGTTCATTGCGGTATACGGATCTTTGACTGATGCAAATCCAAGGTCTTTCAATTTTGGGTTAGCTATAATCTGAAAATCTGCATTCTTATTATACCAGAAAGGACTCTTCGGGTTAAGAGCTCTAAGATTCATTTCTGGTATGTAAATGATAGGTCCAAACTTTTCAAAGATCTCGTTAGTAAAGTACTCATCTTTGTTCAGATCAACGATAGTGACTTGTTCAGGCTTGCCTGTAATGTAAGACCAGATCCTTTCTCTTGAACTGTTCTTCGCCACTTCATCAAAAGATACATAACGATGAACGATGCTTCTATAACCTAACTTATCTTCTGCATATTCTGAAATGCGATAATACCACTGGCCGCAGAAGCCAATGAGCTCAATCGGCCAGTCGCCATAAGTATGACTTTCATGCCAGTACCAATCATAACGATACTTGCTATCACCAATCTCAATGACGCTTTCAGGAATCATATTCTTAAGATCTGCTCTGTGATATTCCTTTGTCTTACGGAAGATAGTCACATCAGAATCAGGAAAGCACCCGATAGCTGAGTCATAATAGTCTTGAAAATTTGAAATAAGTTTTAACATTATTCTACCAATGTCTTGACTTTCTCAAGCTGAACGCTTGCATCTGTCAAAAGTTTCTTTACTTCTTCTGGAGTTGTTTCTTTCAAATCATTTACATGATGAATGTTATTCGTCAAGTTTTCGTATACTTCAAGTTCAACGTAGTGCAAGTTGTCATGCTGTTCAAGCAAGTGATGGCGATGATCATTTTCATCAAGATAGACTCTGATTTCATCATAGTCAGCGTTGATGAAGTCAGTGCCAGAATAGTTCACCTTCTTGATATGCATGAATGTAGCATTGTTCTTGATTTCAGTAGATGCCGCAGGATTCAGACGCAACGTTCTGTCATATTTAACGAGCCACTTACCGACAAACTTGTCTTTGTTTGCAGCAAGCTGCTTTTCTGTCCGCATATCCTTTTTTCTTTGAAGAACAAAGTCAGCGTCTTCACGAAGCGAGCGAAGCTGGTCTTCAGTCAGTGTGTTAAGCAAAGTGTCCTTGAACTTAAGAGTATCATAACGATTCTGAATGCGTGCTTCCATCTCAGCTTCATTCTTCTTTCTAAGCTTCATGACTTCTTCAACCGTCATTGTCTTTGTCATCTTCTTTCTCCTTTGCCTTAATGTGTATTCCCTTTTCATTGATTTCAATCTTTATCTTGCCATTATCAACGATGGGAAGAAAATCAGTAGGTGTTTCAACCTTCTTGAACGGCAAGTTATAGCATGTATCATTGATGTAAATCTGCGAAAGGTCAGTTCCCGTCTTGATTCTTTTCAGTGCAGTTTCGCCTTCTGGTAAAGTTCCATGACGGGTAAAGATCGGTCGCTGTCCATCAGAATAAGAGTAATACTGCGGATCATCTTTCAAGGTGATGGCAAATTCATCAATGTTCTTTGCGAAAAGAAGGTTTTGATGATTAGGATCCCAAGAATGATTCTTGCCGTTTTCATGCATCCACCAGAACGAAATGGCTCTGACATCTACATGAACGCATTCACAGTTGTCAAAGACAAACTCAATCTGTGTAAACTTTTCATGCTGATTCATTTTAAATCTCCACGATGAAGTTTTCCATCTTATAGGTGTCTGAACCCCGTTCTAGCTTTCCTTCCTTCTCAGGATAAACGATAGTCTCTGTGTATTGAGACCATTCGCCAGGATAGCCAAGCGGGTTGATGTAAATCTTGATTTCATTTCCCTTGTCATTGTAGAAGAATACTTGCTTAGGGTCATGAACATGTCCCGCCGCCCAAATGGTTCCGGCATCAAGCATGTTCAAGTACTTTTCGCCTTTGAAGTAGAACATCTCATTAAGAGGATCATTCCGATACTTCCAGTTGACGCCTGCTTCATAAGGGACAAAGTGAGTCACCATGATCTTTGGCTTTTGGGCACAAAGTTCGGTCATCAACTTATCATAATGATCCCAAATCTTGAACGGGTCAGAGTTAAAGTACTTCCAGTGCTTTCCGTCAAACCACTTCTTCCAGCGGTTGAACGGACCCGGCCCAAACATAGGCGGTTCGCATTTGAAGTCATTCATTCCCATACAGCCGGCAACGCCATTCACGCACTTACCGTTGAGGAAATGAACATTCGGATACTTCTCACAAGTTTCTTCCATCGCCTTCAACTTATCTTCTGTCTTGTCAAACTGAAGATTAGACTTAGAAGGAGTGCCTCCCCGGACAATCAAGTCATGATTCCCAGGAACAAGATAGACTTCCTTGTAATGTTCAGACAGCCACTTGACTTGCCGTGTAAAAGTAAGATAGTCGTTGGACATATCACCAGGTATGATGATAGCTTCAGTTTCAGGTACTCCCCGGAACTTCCACAAATAGTCCATCGTTTTCATGGTCACGATTTCCTTAGGGTCATCGGCCTTTAAGTAAGAAGGCTTGACCGCATAAGCAAAATGCGTGTCTACATGAATGTCTGATAAAATCAACGCTTTCATTTTTGTTTTTCCAAATCTTTTAGATATTCTGGATGGTTAGCCAGAACAGTTCGTTCATGTTCTTCTTTCTCTTTCTTAGAAAGAAAGGCATCATACGGGTCGCATGCTTGCCAATATGCTTCATAATTACTTGCCACTGTCTTTCTCCATCGGACCAAGCACATGTTTGAAGATGTCGTAATTCTTTGTGTCGCCCTTGCAGAAGACCGCAAATTCAATAGTCTTGAAGCACTTACGGTAAGCCTTGACGGCGTCTCCCCAGGCCATAGCGACTGTCTCAGGGTCATTTCTGAAAGCACCGCAACCAAAAGCACCAGTAATGAAATGTTCAATGCCGGCGTTCATTGCAGTGAAAAGAATTGCATTTGCTCTCTTTCTGTGCAGTTTGAAAAGGTCCATGATACCGATCTTGACGCCTTCGCCATTCTCATGATTATAGGCGTTAGAAGGTGTTTCTCTCAAGTTCGGAGCCGCACAAGTAATGACATCAACGTAAGATGGACGGAAAAGATTCTGTCCAGCATCATTCTTAATCACCGCAACAGACGGAGTATAGATGATGTCATCGTTATGAAGAGCATTGCCAGTCGTGCGATGCGGGGTATAGAATGCGTCCATAAACTTAGGCTGTTCAAGACATTGATAAAGATTAGAACAGCGACAAAGTGCTTCTTCCTGAGCGGAACTTCCCTTAAGAACTCCGCCGCCAGGATTAGTAGCGGAAGCAAAATTCAAAACACCCACATGACCTGTGTAAGATCTTGCAGCCTCAAAAGTACTCTTTCCGGAGACTACCACCTTACATGGAGTCTCATATTTTGGAGCACCTTCATATTCAACTGCATAGCCTTCAGGAAGCATTACAGTAGCAGCCTTTGCTCTTGCAGTGGATTCCGCAAGAATCTTGTCATTTTCAATCTGCTTGCAGGTGTCCAAGAAAATCTTAATGTTTTCTTCTTTACTCATTGTCTTTCCTTAATTTTTCTTCAATTTCTTTTCTTTCATATTCACAATCGTCAATGTAACGCTTTCCTAACGCCTTGTCATAAAAGCCTTCATAATAGTCTTTCCACCAAGCGTCATTCTTACTGTAAAAGTGAGCAGCGCTCTTTCCGCTTTCATTGTCGCGGTAAGAAATGCCAGGAACTCGCCACAAAAACTTGAATAAATCCTCAAGGCTCTTGATTTCAACTTTCTTTTCATTCAAGAAAATAAGATCCTTTTCAGTGTCAAATGTTTCCTTAAGTGTCCCATAGGAGCATTTCCCACAGTCATTAAATCGTTTCAAATTGAAAATCATATTGCCTTCCTTTTGGTATAAAATTAACAAATTTTGCTTAAAATGTCAATAGAAAATAAATCAATCTTTCTTAAAGATAAGCGGTTCTGAAGTCTTATAGTATGCTTCATAAATTGTCTGTTCATTAAAGATGAACGGTTTGTCTTTAAGAGCACGGTCTCTATGAACAGTTTCAAGCAAGTATTCTGCATACTTATTTACTGCATATCTGGCCTTTTCTTTCTCTGCATCATTGGGCCAGCGATTATCTAACGCTACACACAAGAAGATGACGCAGAAGATAAAAGAGAGAATTCCCATCATAATCGGACAGATGTAGTTCGTATCGCCGTCCGGAAAATCTCTCGGTAAGAACAAGAACTTGCGGAAATAAAGACATGCCGCAATGATCCATTGAAGAAGTTTTGCTATCATGCGTCCTCCATCTTAACAAACTTCGCCATGCATTTGGTAATGAAATTTCCAATGCACATGACGCCGTTCACAATCATAGTGATGAATAAGTATGACCAAGTATGAGAACGACTATCCAAAGAACAACCTTGAATGACATTCTCAATAGTCATGATAAAACCGACTGCGAAGAAAAGAAAATACCAGTTGTCAGCTGCAGTATCAGTTCTCTTTACTTCAACTGAATGTCTATTATCATGAAGTTTCTGTGCTTCTTCGGATGTAATGATACCTGACTTGCGGTACATTTCAATGTACCCATAAGGCGTGAAAATGTCATCTTCAGAGTATTCTGCACCGCCAACATGTTCAATAACCACGCGGTCTTCTTTAAAGATGTGGTCGTGGTTGGTAAGATGAAAAAACCCTAGGATAAGGAGGGCCCAAATACAGAACTCCAATGATCCTAGGATGAGAGATTTGAAGACATAAAGTATTGGATACATAGTTAGTTGTGTTTGTTAAGAGTTAAGTTACTTTTTCACAGATGACGCCGTTATCACGCAGATAGTTGATTCCGTCCTGTGATCTGTCATATTCGTCTAAGTAATATACTTTCTTTATGCCGACCGCTGTAATAAGCTTGGCACAGTTGATGCAAGGAGAAATGGAAATAATCAAGTTACATTTGCTTACATCAATTCGGTTCTTCGTAGCGAAAGCGATGCAGTTCATTTCAGCGTGAACTTCATATCGTTCGGAGAACATGTGATGTTGTCGCTTCCATTCTTCCTCGGTCACTTCATTCGCCGACATCTCGCCAGGAGGTCCCCACTCGCCGACATAAAACTTTCCACCAGTCTTGATGAAAATGTCGCAGCAGTGCTTCTGACCTGAAGGCACGCCGTTGTAACCGACTGAAACGATTCGTCCGTCTTGAACAAGAAGAGCGGCTACATGCAGTCTATTACAAGTAGAAAGCGATTCGTAAGAACGAACCGCTTGTGTGTAAATTGGTTTATACTTGAGTTTCATTACTTGCCTTTGACTCGGTTGAAGATTTCTAAAGATTCGTCAATCTTCTCGAGTTCCTTTCCTAAGTGTTCATTGATGACAAAGTTGTAATACTCTCTTCCGTTGAATTTTCCTTGCTCCCAGCTAGCGACTGCATCAATCACAGGTTGATGATATTCCTTAGGAATATAGTCAAAGTCAATGAGCAAGCGGTTTCTGTCAAATGCAGTTTGCAAGTTATTCTGTTTGACCCAGTTGTTAATTTCTCCCTTCATGTAAAGTGCTTCAACAGTCTTCGGACCTACTCGGAACATCAACTGCGGAATGTCGTCTGAACCGTCGCCGATGATAATCTTCTGCATCAAAGCGAGTTCAGGGTTAAGCACTTCAATGAACTTGTGGGACACTGGGTTATACTGCTTGAAGTTCGGATACTTGTGAAGCTGGTAAAAATCCTTGTCAGTCGAGATGAGAAGAATGTCCCAATCTTGACGATACTTCGTAATCAAACCAATCAAGTCGTCTGCTTCCAAACGAGGAATGCGGAGAAATAAAGCGTTCTGAAGCGCTTTTTGAAGCCCAGCAATAAATTCGTTGTTCATTTGGAAAAAGACGTTAAAATCTATCTTAGATTCGTCGTAACCTTGTGCTCTGCTAATCTTGTAGCTGTCAAAATGTTCCTTACGCCAGTTATTGCCACCTTCTTGACAGAATATGATCTTGTTCGGATGGAACTGCTTGATGGCCTTCTTAAGAGACTGCAGAAATGCAATCTTATAGGAAGTAAACTGTGTATCAGTTGGGTCGTATGCAAGAGCATACAAGCAACGCATTGACATATTGTTTGTGTCTACAAGAAGAACCTTTTCTTTGCCTTTCGGCTGCTCTTCAGTGTAACCAATGAAATCTTCTAGTGAACTCATGTTTATGTTCCTTTTTGACAAAAATATAACTAATTCTGACCCACTTGTAAATTGGTCAAAATCAAAATCTATCCTTCAATGTATTTCTTCAAGCGGTCAGACAAGTCAAAACAGCGATGAATGTCGCCTACAGCCTTCGTCTTTCCTGGAATCTGGAAAAGCAAAAGTTCGTCAACTCTGATAGAAGTCTTCTTTTCAAGCATGTACTTGTAAAGCGAGAGCTGCAAAGAGTATTCCGCTGTGTTGCATGCTTGAATGTCTGTAAAAGGCTCCTTAAGTCTTTCATCATTCCAAGCTACTGTCTTGAACGCCTTTGACGTTTTCCAGTCAATGATAGCATACTTGCCAGTCTTCATGTTATAAGCAAGCATGTCAATCGTTCCGCAAATTCCATGTTCTTGGTCATAGACGATAAACTCGTTAGCGACCGGAGCATAGATGCGTTTCATTCTTCTGAAAAGGTCTTTGCATTTACGCTTACGTTCATTGAAGTCTTCAACCATTTCTGGGAACTGAGCGGCGACTGTAGGGTTGATGTCATAGTCTTTCTTATACCAAAGATTCTCCATGACAGAGTGAACTTCAGTACCAAGTTTTCTAGCATACTCGCCAGCATAGTCCCATTGCTTTCTGAGTTCTTCAATAGGCGTGCCTGTCTCTTCAGAACTTGACTTCAATCTTTCTTCTGTATTAAACGGCTCTGAGAAGCGACTTATCCATCCAGTAGCAGATTCGTATTGTGTTCCCATTGAATCTGTATAGGTATGCGGTTCTTCTTCAAAGTAGATGTCATTAAATGCTTTCCATAATTCTTCATGTATATTCATAGTCAAAATATAACAAAAAACAGGGGACCGAAGTCCCCTGCTTGAAAAATAATTTCTCGATTAGTAGATCTTGATATAAGGTGCTGAAAGCTGAACGAAGGCGTCATCAGACTCGAACGAATAACCGACAGAATCTGCGAAGGCCAAAGCAAACTTCTTAATGCCGCCATGTTGCTTAAGCAACGTAAGGAAGTCCTTCATGATAACGTTAATCTTCTTTGCTATATCGCCACCCTTGCCCATCTTCTTTTCAAGACCAGCAATGTCAAAACCAAGACCAGGAATACCGTTAATTTCTTTCTTAGCGAATGACTGCTTTGCAGAACCCATAAGAGCCTTTGCTCCCTTTTCACCAAGTGTTACAGAAATAGTAGGAGTACCACGAGTTCTAAATGTAACCTGAACTTCACGATTCAAGTGAATAGACTTCTTGTTGTTCGGTTCAAGTTCAATCAAGCCAGACAATGACTTAGCGGGTTCAACCCTCTTAATCATATTGGTACCGAAAGTATTTCTTGCGGTGTTCTTTGTTCTGTGAATAACCGCAGCAACCTTGTCTGGGTTAATCTCGTCACCACCTACGTTTGTGTAAGAGTTGTTCAAGTTAACGCCGATAAGATTAAATGTGCTACCGATCTGCTTCAATGAAATACCGATAAGGTTCTGCTTGAAGAACGCATTGTTGAGAATCTCGTTATGTTCTTCAATGCTAGTGGCATTCATTGCTGCTCTCATGATTCGTCTTGCGACTGCAGGGTTGAAGAATAGAACAATGTCAGACTTGTCAGCGTCGTCCTTGTTCACGCCACAACGGTCAGCAGAAAGATAGGGCTTGAGCTCAGCGATGCTCTGCAAGTCAGTTCTTCCAAAGTGTCCGAAGTACCACTTCTTAGCAGTAATGCCTCTCTTATAAATTGAGGAAATGAGTTCACGAACATTTGCGTTGTAAATCTTTTCCATTGACTTGCCCCATGACTCAAGGAAGTTTGTCATAGCGACCAAGAAATCCTCGTCCTTAAGACCGAAGTCAATATAATGGCAAATACCAGACTGAACAGAAGGCTTAGAAGTAATCAACCACTTAAGAATGTCTGATTTCTTCTTAAACTTTTCAGGAACTGCTTCTTCGTCAATGTTGAGCGGAACCTTATTGCAGTTAATCTCAAGAAGAACTGCTGTAATGGATTCCTGAACCTCAGTCATCTTAGCACCAGAACCAAAGGAGGTTACAGCACCTGAAAGATCTCGACCCGAACCGCCAGAGAAGTCACCCTTGAACAAGTTTGTCCAACGAGCGTTCTTATTCTTAATGCAGGCGTCAAAATCCTTATTCGTTACATTAGGCTTGTTAAGCAATTCCTGCAACTTGTCAACATCATAATCAGCAGCGGTAACTGGAGTACCTTCACCCTGCTTACCAGTGCGGATCTCGCCTTTGCCTGAAACAATTTTCTCGATAACGTCCTTAAGATATGTGTGCTTTACGATATCGTCACCGTTGAAAACGGATTCGTCAATCAAGAAACGCTTGTCCTTAGCATCAAGCCAAGTTCCAAATGATTCGTAAATTCCTTTCATTGTAATTCCTCTACATTATATATTTTGTGAATTCATCTACGAAGTTTTTATTCTCCATGATCCACTTCTGAAGAGTGTCGTCATGTTTTGCCTTAAACTCCTTAAAGCCCTTAGACGTAATCTTAATCATTGAACCGTCCTTCAACTTAATAACGACGCCTTCATAGTCAGGACCCCATTTACCTTCATAATGTTCAAGCTGTGTTTCAAACTTGGCATTAAGAATTCCCTGCTGTTCTTCAATGAATGCACGAACGAATTTCTTTCTCTGAAGATCGTCCTTCTTTCTTGATGGGTTGTTAAGAGTCTCAACAACATCAATCTCGTTTTCGTTCTGGAAAATGTCAATGTTTCGCTTAATCTGACGGCATTCAGAACCAACATCAATCTTGATATTCTGTTTGACGTTCAGTTCAGCGTCATCATACTTAATATCAGCAGAAGAACCAGCTTTGATGATATGCTTGATGATACCACGAGAATTTTCAACAGTCTGGCCTTCAGCGTCAGCGACTGCAAACATAACAATCGTTGCCTTCTTACCTAGACGTTCAGGATCATAACGAGAACCGACGAATGTTACATAACCATCATCGTCCTTAAGACCAAGTTCATTGATGAATACTTCGCCTGAAATCTTGAATGCTCCAATTTCATCGTAAATTCCACGAAGAACCTTCTGTGTCTTCTTATCATTCTGCAGTGTGTCAATCAAGTTATACCAACCAGTAGCAAGACGATTCATTCGTCCATACTTCTGCACATACTTGTCCTTGATGAATTCCTTGTCGTAAATTGGACCTGAGTAAGACTGTTCAACAAAGAACTCACCTTCATCATCAATACCCATACGGAATGCAGCACCGTCAGACTTTTCTGTCATCGAGAAGTTCTTGCCATTGACAAGTTTGCCACCATCTTCAAGAAGAAGATCGAGCATGTCAAGGAACTCAAGAGCTCCAAGTTCTTGCGGGTTGCCTGGGTTATAGAGGTGCTTAATGCCTACACGGTTAGTTGCAGCAAGTGCCTCGTCCAATTCTGTTCCAATAAAGTCTGTAAAGCATTCGTCAAGCACGCCATTCTCCTGAGCATAAAGATAACAAAGTTCCCAAATCCTGTCGGAATATCCTGTTGCCTCCAAGAACTCGTCTTTCGCTCCACGACGAATCATTGCTCTAACCTTAGTTCCAGATACTTCTTTTTCGCCGCGGTCAGACAAAGTCAAATACTCGAACTTACCGGGCTTAGGGTTAGATTCGTCTGGAAGTTGGCTATTAGATGGTTTAAATTCGTTCATGTATCTTCCGTATTCAGCAATACGGTCAGGACCGCAGCAAAGCACGATACGATTTTCTGGGTATTTCTCAGCTAACTCCAAAAGGTTTGAAACAACAAAGTTCTGTTCAGCGATGTAAGCGTCAATAATGTTATAGCCAAGATCCTTAGCGCCTTTCTTAGCAATGTCAACTTTCTGTTCAAGAGTAAACATATTGCGGTCATTGTCAATCGGCTGCTTCTTGTTAGGCGAAAGAATGATAAACTTCTCGATGCCATGTTCCTTAGCGTTCTCAAGCAAGCGGGCATGTCCATACTTGCCTGTAAACGGGCTAAAGCAGCCGTAAGCGACTGCTATAGGTTCCATCTCAGAAGTATACCAATAATCTCTTACTTCTACCTTCTCGCCTTCAGAGCCTTTCTTCGTAGAAGTGATAGTCTTCATTGCTACTGGCATTTTATTCTCCCAAAATCTGTTTCTTGAAATAAAGGTCAAGCGTAAACTTTTCGTTTACATCATGAACGAACGGACATTCTTTCTTGAACTTAGCACAGATTGTGTCAGCGACTGCAGGATCATCAACCTGCTTGTAAAGATCTTCTGAATACTTCTGATAGATCTTCTGAATCTGTTGCTTTGTCAAATACTTATTCATCAACTTCAACATTCCAGTAAAGGAATACATCATCTGAAGAGCTTTCTTTGAAGGCTGAACGCCGAAGATTTCTTCAAAGATAGATGGAAGCGAACGATTAAGTGGTGTATCCTTGACTGCCTTCTCACGGTAAGCAGGCTTGCCGTTATACATCACCTGTTTTCCTTCAGCGTCAAGAACTGGCTGATACTTTTGTCTTGAACCCTTAAAGCCATAAGTCTTTGTCGGAACTTCTTCATCCTTGAATGCTTTAGAAGGCTCGTCTTTCTTGTTCTGGAAAACGACGCCCGGTGTTCCATAGATGACCTTATAGATGACAGGAATCAAGTTGTTCTTTGCAAGACCTTTAATTCCCTGAGACAAGTCTTCCCAGTCAGAGTTCTTAGCGAAAACGTCAAACTCGTTAGGCATACCGTTTTCATCATACTCGATAAACTCAAAGTCCATCTGGATATTTGTTGCGGCAGGCTGGAATTCTTTAGGTGCCTTAAAGATATTATAGAAGTCACCGCCGAATTGGGTACCAAGATATGTAAATCCGTTGAATTTCTTGCCTTCATTTGCTTCAAGGAACTCACGAACCTTATCACGCTTCTTTTCATCAATCTGAACGTCTACGTCGCCCATCTTTGGCTTAACTGGAGCATATTCTTCACGAGAACGCTTGAAGAACTCAAAGCCAGATCCTGAGAAAATCTTCAAAGAATCAATAGCGTCTTCACTTGGGAAGAGCGGTTCTTTAGCGAACTTAGTGTATGCTTGGTTGATAGCACGAACGAGATTAAGAAGTCCCTGCTTAAATGCAGAATACTGTTCAGGCGTAAAGTCTTTCAAGTTAATCTTGCTTGCTTCTGCGCCATTCTTGGCTTTTGCGTTACCGCCTTCTACAATCAAATTATCCATAAAGAGTCTCCAAAATACTTTATTTTATTTATTCATCTTTCCCAATTCAACTTCGGTTATGATCTTGAATTGATAGCCATGATCTTTGGCCCATTTCCGAGCTGCAGTCCATTTCTCATGATTCTTTTTAAGCACATTGCACTGTTCTTTCCAACGTTCAATGCGTTGTTCAGTCAGTTTCTTTTTCTTGTTAAGCTCTGGAAAGATAATCTCGCCAAATTCATTCAATTTGGGAACTTGAGAAGCAGGCTTGACTTCAATGAGCCATTTCGTATTCTTTCCAGTGTCTCTATCTCGAACCACCAAGATAAAATCGGTGATGTAACGATGCGACTTACCGTCAATGTGTGAGAAGTATGGAATCTCGACGATTTCAGAACCCCACTGAAGAACATTCTCCTCAATGTCGCAGAAATTCGCAAAGACCATCTCCCAGGAAGAACGCATCTGAGGCAACGGCTTATTGAATGTGCCATTCGTATTGACACATTTCTCTGGGTGCCTTGGAGTAAAAATAGCCTTTGCGTAGTTAGCGCCAAATATGCTTCCCATTATAATCCTCTGTCCAAGTCTCCAAGTTCAAGACCTCTAAACGGAGTTTCAAGAATACCGCACTTTACTTTCTCGTGTTTCTTCGCAGTACCCTTTTCTTTTTTCTTTTGAATCTTGGCAAGTGATTTTTCGCGTCTTAACTCAAAGACTTCTTGTGTTTCTTTTGGTAAATCCTCTGCTTTATCAAGTCCACGACGTAGACGAAGCTCTTGTCGTCCCATTTCGCACAAAGCAAAGGCGTCAACTATATCTGATGTAGGCTTTACGCCGTCTCCCTTATCAACGAACGGCAAATCACTAAGATCTGGCTTCTTTCCTTGCCATTTCTCCCATGCCTGATACATCGAGATCTTGTCGGCGCTACCGCGGCCGGTGAAAAATTTCTTGTTGGTAGATGGAACGTAGAATCTGAGCTTAACGCCTCTACGATAAAGTTCCTGCTTAATGAAACCTTCAAATTCAGCAAGGTCAAGGATTCTACCGCTAGCAGACTGAGCATAATCTTCAACGAAGGCATACTCACAGTCTTTACACCATTCTAGCATTTTGTCGTGTAGGAATTTATACCTTGCATAATCATCAGAGAAGTCTTTTGCTCCTCTGTATTCAACAATGTTCCCATGAGCCCACTTGGGAATAGCAAAGCCGTATCCCTCACAGGATACGACATTAAGGTCGTCGTCTAGTTCTTCTATAACGACGCCTGGGCTGGTATAAGAGAGATCTAAACCTACAATTTTCATAAATACACCTCACATATCTTGTTTGGTGTATTTATTGGACTTATTTCTTGCGCTTTACTTCAGTAGACGCATTCGCAATCTTGTCAAGGATTTCTTTCTTGCCATCTTTAAGCAACTGTTCAAGATCGTCTAGCTTCAATGGCTTAGGCGGTGTATATTTGCCGCCAATGCGTTTCATCCAGTTCTTAAACTCTGAAACAGGACAGACATCAATAGCAGAACCTTGACCTATCATCAATGTAACGGCAAGCTGGTAGCCGTTGTGTTCGAAAATTCTGAAACAAGTTGGGAAGTCAGTGTCTTTAACCTCTGTCCACGGAATCTTTTCATCAATCAGATGTCCAACGCCGTGTGAAAAGATGTCAAACAAGTGTTCATACTTTTTCTTTTCAGGATCATCGGTATAAAGGAGTTCTTCATCGCCTAAACCAATCTGTTCATTGATGGCGCTTACCCAAAGCTCTTTATCAAATTTATCTATCGTTTCAAGTGTGTCTTTGTAGAACTTCTTAAGAATATCTTGCTGTGAATGCGTTTCAAAGTATTCGTTCAACCGTTCTTTCATTGCTTCGATGTCTATTGCTCTAGCCATTATGCGTCCTCAAAATAATTTTTCATTGGGTATATGATATTTGTGTGAACAGGATTTAGGAACATCTCTCTTGCTCTGTAATTCTTGATAGTATGTTCTTTATTTTCTTCTCTTAAGCGTTCAAGCGTTGCAGCACTAAGCACTTTTGTGAACATCAAGAATCCGCTTTCTTCGTCCTTACCAATATAGATGCCTACGCATTCTTTACCGTATTCAAAGGCGCCGTGAAACTTGTAGTAGTGTCCAATCTTCATAGTTATTTTCCTATCTTATACCATTCTGTTTGAAGTCGTTTAATTTGTTTGTCATACTGTCTATCCGCCCAAGTTGGACGAATCTGACTGAACTCTTGATATGTTCCGCCAATGCCAGCGAACCAAGCTGCAAGACCGAAAACGCCGTTATGTCTTAATCCTGCTGGAAGTTCCTGCATTTTCTTCTTGATGTATTCAATCGCAGAAGTCATATCATCATTATCACGCTTTCTTCTCTTCGCATGTTCTGCTTCAAGTTTCTTTAAGTATTCTTCTTGCTTAATTTCACACATCGTATATGCGAAGTAGAATCCTTCAATCTCCATCGGATCCCAAGGCTTGCCATTATGAATGTTGAAGTAGTAAGGTGCTCCAGGTTGCTTAATCGCCGGCATCTTGAAAAACTGCGCTTTCACAAATGACGCGGGGTCAATATGAGGGAACGCCTTAAGCATGTATTCATAAGGACTAAAAGTCTTATCGTGACATTTGAAGAGCAGACGCTGAAGGTCATACTCTTTATTCAAGAACAACAAGACTCTGAACTTACTGTTATTGCCATCATAAGACCAAGAAGTATGAAGAATGTACTTATACTCCTTGAACTGATTTTCAAATTCCTTAATAGAGTAAGTGGAATCGTCAAAATCAAGAATAAGCAGATTAGTGCTTCCAATGTTCTCAGTACATCTTTGTTCTCCTAGTATGGAACAAAATTTCCACTGAGGAATCTTGGCTTTATCCGGCACAACAAGAGGTTCTCGGACTATTTTGAGAACCTTTTGCCATACTGCCTTATCAACCGTAAGTCCACGGATCTTATTATCAAATTGACTATTGATAGTAGCTAGGTACATACATTAAAACGGTAAGTTACCATTTCCGTAATTGAGTTCATGTTCAACTGCCTGTGCCACATTATTCACGACTTCATCAATTCGGTCAGATGGATAAAGTGGAATGCCAGCAGCTCTGCGATGTCCACCGCCCTTACCCAAGAACTGGCAAACATTCACAAGGTTAATCTTGTCTGTCGCTGAACGAAGTGACAAAGCGTTTCCATGCTTGATGATCTGATACTGATAGCCTTCATCAGCAAGACGTTTTGACATTTCACCAAGATACTGGTCACATTCATAGAAGCAACCCTTATGCGGCAACTCGCTCAACGGCAAATTGTCATACTGGTCCTTGACGATTCTTACATAATCACGAATGAAGTCTTTCTCTTCTTCACGGAGAGCAATGTTGCCCTTCAAGAAACGACGGAAGAACCACTTAAATCCCATTTCCCACATCAAAGCGTTGTAGTACTGTGAACGCTTGTCTGACAAAATCCACAAGTCATAATCGTTAGCGATGTCAACAAGTTCTTTCAGATGCGACAAGTCTTTTCTTGCGCTGAAATACTTCCAAGCGAGCATGCAGCCAGAGTACTTCAAGTTGATGTAGATGTTCTTTGACGGATCATTATACTTTTCTGCTGATTCATGGTGGTCAAGAACGAGAACTGGAACTTCAGCGACCATAGCAATTTCTTCAATAGAATTCTTCAAAATTCCTGGACCTGCTTCAGTTGGACAGAAGTCAGTGAAGATAATCGCATCATACTTGCCTTTATGTTTATTCACCTTTGTGATGATTTCCTGTTCCTTGCCATAATTGACTTGTTCAGTTATGACGTTCTTAAAATAATTCTTGATGACGATTCCTGCAACGACGCCGTCAAAGTCAATGTGAGTGAAATTCAACACTCTTAAATTCTCATCATAAAAATCTACCATCTTAATCTCCTTTTGACAAAATATAATAAAAAACGGGAACCCCAAGAGGTTCCCGTAAGATTTTCTTTCTCAACTTTGAATTACTTCATTTCTTCGTCAACATCAGCGAAGAAGGCATCGTCAGTCACCTCTGGAATTGCTCCAGTATTGATGTTTGTCTTTGTCTCCTTAGGAGTTGCGTCGAAGTCGAAGTCATCACCAGCAGGTGCTTCAGGAGCAGCCGGAGCTGATGCTTCGCTCATGAAGGGATTCGTTGCAGCAAGATCTACCGCGTCAGACTTAGCTGCCGGAACGCCGCCTTCAGGAAGGCCAAGGAGCTTCTTGCCAGACTTTTCTTCGTAACGCTGAACGATACGGTTGAAGTCAGCGACATCTTCTTCCTTGTTGTAGCATTCGTCGAGTCTGTAGAGCTGAGCTTCAATAGCGTCAATCTCTTCAACAGTCAACGGCTGGTACTTCTTACCATTCCACTTATCAATCGGTCCCTGGTTACCGAAGTGAGAGTCGTCAAGCTTAGGACCGTTAGATCCCATGACGCCGGTGTAAACGAAGTTAGCACCAGTCTCCCAGTCAAACGGGTTAAATCCGCGGATCAAGCCTTCAATTTCGTCTTCACGGTCAGTCATTGCTGCGCCGATCATCTTCATGATCTGCGGACCGAACTCGAAGCGGAATACCTTACCTTCTGTTTCTGTGTTGTTTGCGTTACGAACAACCAAGATGTTGCAGATGTAACGGCTCTTAGCCTTTCCAAGGGAAATATCAGCTGCCTGTTCCTTCGGCATTGTCTTGTAAGCTGTGCGGTTGTGGTTACAAATCGGACATGGCTTACCGAACTTCGTCAAACATTCAGTGATGAACCACTTGTTGTTTGGAAGCTTGATGGTGTGCTTACGGTTTTCTACGTAAGGCTTAATCTCATCTGGATGGGAAGGAAGGAAGCGGATAACGACGCTGAACTTGTTGTCTTTGTAAGTAGGTGTGAACAGATTTTCAATCTTCCAAGATTTCATTTTCTTGGGTGTCTGTTCTGCAACAGCAGCGTTGATGTCACCGAAATAAGCGTTGAGGTCTCTTTTAATTGGCATAATGTTTTCTCCTTATGTTGCCTTTTTATTACTTTGTCTTACTATTCGCATTAACCTTAAGAACCTAAAATACTCTGGATCATCAATCTTGGTTTCGTCAATAGCAAACTTCCCGTTGTCTATTCCATCAAACCAAAACCAAAAGCTCAATGTTCCGTTTCTAATCAGTTCATAAAGTTTATTCTTTTGCTTTTCATTGACTTTATATAGGTCAAATTGGTTGCCAGAAAAAGCAGCGAACGGATCTTCTTCAGCTTCCATCGCCGATTCCTCTAACAATTTATTTATTACTTCTTCTTGAAGTTTTTTTCCATTTACTGAATAAAATTTACAATTTTTTTGAAGATAATTTAAGTTTGTTATGTTTTTTTTCTTAACACTTCCATCTCTTAAAAAATCTCCAACCATCACGTAAATCCAATCATCAAATGAAATCTTCTTCATGTTTATTGCATTCGCCAAGTCTATGAATGGGATGTAACCCTTAGACATATTAGGCGTCTCGAAGAATTTTTCCTTAAGAATTTCTTCAAAGGATTTCTTCGTGAATTTTCTTACGATTGGTTCTGGGTCCTCTTTCTTCCCGACTAACTTCGAGAAGAGAGACCAGAAATGATATAGTTCTTTGCTACTCGTCAGCATTTTCAAAAAAGTCCATTAGAGAAGTTTCAGATTCTTCCTGCTTGATATGATATCTCTTCAATAACTCCTGTGAAAGGAGGTAATGATTCATCTCATCAAGCAACTTAAGCATAGTCTTTTCCTCAAAGTAGTCAGAGGTAAGATAGATGACAGCGTCACTTATGTTGATGAGCTTCTTCTTGTGAATATCATGTAAAGCAGCGTTAAACTTATGAAGGTCGTCAGCGTCACCTTCCAAGACAGGCTCCAGTGATTTTGGAAGTCTTGTGGTTTCGTCAACGTCTTCAAAGTCAAAACCTCGCTCCTTCATAAATCCATAGAAAGAAGCTCGGTTCTGTTTACGTTCAAGCGCCTGTGAATCTTCCCAGTCAGACATTAAAGAATCAAATTCTAATTCCATAACTTGTCTCCTTTAGTCAAAGTCCACTTCTATTGGTTCCTGTGTGTCTAAGTTAACACCGCCGTCCGATTTGGAAATTGGCGCCTTCTCAAACATACTTACTGTATCGTTCTTAACTTTATCTTGTTCTACGTCATAGATGCGCTGTCTTGCTGTATCAACACCGACCAAGAATGTCTTGCCTCTGTTATTACCGCCAATGCCACCATAACGAGTCTTCAACAACTTCATGCAGTATACATTCTGTTGTTCGTAATCCTCAGGCTGTGTAACACCGAAGATAGCGTCTGCCTTCGTTGTAGATGCGAAAGAATCCGCGACGTCTGACAATGAAAGTTCCGCAATTCCGTTACCACCACGGTTTGCCTGAAGGCCACTGATAATCGGAAAGCCGTAAGTCTGAGCGAGAGCACGAACCTGAGAAGAAATCAACTTCAAGATCGTGTTAGAGTTCCAGTTACTGTTATTCTTTCCGTTAGGAATCATACATCCGATATAGTCAATGAAGACAACATCAGGGACGAAACCTTTCTTTTCTTTCAACTCTTTAAGAAGTGCCTTAAGCTGCATTGCATTAACACAGTCTTCAGGCAATTCTCTGATGAACAGCTTAGACTTAACCTTCTGCTTGACAATCTGGAAAGCTCTGTTAAAGTTTTCACGAGACATTGTCTTGAAGTCCATCTGTGTAACATCAAACATATTCTGTGCTATACGAGCGGCGATCTTGTTTTCTGGGTCTTCAAATGTGATGTAGAGAACAGAGTTGTTATCAAGAATCATATTCGTTGCCAGAGAACACATAATCAAAGTCTTACCGATATTAGTCGGAGCCATGAACAAGTTCAATGACTTTTCGTGAATACCGCCAAGCAAGATTTCATTGATGGCCTTAATGCCAGTGTTCCACAAGCGTTCCTTCGTGTTAGCGTCTTCATAAAGTCTGTCAGGATCTTCAAAGAAGTCAAAGCCAAGATCTTCATTGAAGTTAAATGACTCTGCTTCAGTCATTTCATCTGCCAAAGATCCTTCTTTAGGCGCCTCACCGGAAGTCACATATTTCATCGCTTCTTCAGAAGCTCTATAAATCAACTTCCTTCTGACAAACTCTTCAATCTCATCGAGCATGAACTCTGTCATGGCTTCTTCATCTTTAATAGCCATGATCTTCTCAAATACATCACATGTTCCAGCGTCAGTCAAGAGTCGCTTAACCTCAAGAACAGACGGCATAGAATTGAACTTACTTGTGAAGTCAATGATGCTCTTTACAATGAGCTTATTATCTACATCAAAGAACCACTTATCAGTCAAGTAAGGAAGGACTTTTGTGTTCACTTCCTTATTGACGAAAAGAGCTTTGATGATTATTCGTTCAAACTCTGTGGATTTCATTAATTGTATGCTCCGTAATTCTTAAGCAATTCTTCATGTCTTTCATATACATGCAGAGAACCGATGTTGTAATGTATCATACCGACTTCCAAGTCAGGATATGTTTTTCTCAATTCTTCAAGCATCATCTGATAGACATAACAGTGCCACGGAAAATCAAATGAAAGACCAGTCACCAAGTCACAAGATCTTTGAGTTACGATGTACTCAAGCTTATTGTTTCTGATAAAGACCTGAGCTGAAACAGTACACATGAAATCATGCTTTCCGTTTTCAATCGCATCAGCATGCATAGATGGTCTTGTGTAAATCATCAATGCTTCTCTTGTGTTAGGATCTGATGTCAACTTACTAATACAATTTTGATATTGAGCACCGTTTGCTTCAGAGAAGACACACCAACCGTAATTAGAGTTAATCTCCTGCTTGTCATCCTTTGAAGCACACCAGTTCCAAATCTTGACATCGTCCATCCATCCTTTAATAGACAAGTCCTGTGACATATACCACTTCTTTTCCTTTGCAAGATAGTCGTGGTTGAACGGACGGTTAAGTACATTCAAGAACGGCTGGAACGGATGGAACAAGAGATGTGCATCAATGACTTCCCATGTATTTCCAACCTTTTCTTCACTCTGATACTTCTCAAGAATCTCTTCTTGAACAGCACGGAGTGTTTCGTTGTTCCTTGCCCAATGATAATCTGATGACTTAATCGTCGGGTCATTCTTCATTTCAAAATTCTGAATCATTATTCCTCCAAGATTCCAAAACGGTCATTAAGAAAGTCGTAAACTTGCTTCTTCACTGCTTCTGCATCTTGTCCTTCAATGTTTATCAAATAGCGATGATAAATGTTGGACTTTACAAAAGCAGAGACGAATGACGATGTCTCATACGCCTTGTCTTCAAGTGTCGTTGTAGGAGATAAACCGTCTTCACGAGCAAGAAGATTTTCAGGCTTGTCCACAAAGACAAAGACACAGCCAGCAGCCATGAGCTTCTCGTATTTCTTTTCAAGTTCACAAACATATTCTCCATCATAATGTCTGTATTTTGGACCGTAAACCATTTCACCTAAGTGAGCACGGTCAAAGATAAGCAAAGTTTTCTTGTCATTGGCGAAAAGATCAGCCAGATGTAGCATATCGTCATAACGAACTTGTGAAAGTTCCCTTTGCTGTTCTGGTGTATAAAGTTTCGTCGGGTCAAGATGTAAATGCTCATAATGAATTACTTGAACATCTTTTCCTTTGCTCTCAAACAAGTCTTTAATGTTCTGAATCTGCGTAGACTTACCGCAACGATTCGGACCTTCAATAATTACTACCATATAAGTCTCCTTTGACTTGTTCAAAATATAACAAAGTTTTTCATAAAAAACAAGTGGGCAAAAATTTTCTTTTTGCCCACTGTTGCGGAACAGTCTGCCCGCTCGAAGTACTAGGGATTAGTCTTCGTCTGCATCAAAGGTATAAGCCTCGACATCACCGTCTTCATCATCACCCTGCTTCTTAGCATTGAGCGAAGTTTCAGGCAAGTTATCCCAGTCGCCAGCTGCCATAAGTTCCTTGATGTTCTGAGTTGAAGAAGTCAATGTAGAATCTTCAAACGAGAACTTACGTTCAAGGAATTCATTGAAGTCATCATCCTGGAAGAGTGGAATCCAGAACTTAGCACAGTAAAGGTCCTTCTCCTTCCAAAGGCGTCCATCAGTATCATACTTAGGACGAGTAAAGCCGTTGGAAACACCGACCTTTGTCTTCTTAACGACACCAGCTTCAATAGCTTCATCGAGAAGGCCATAGTATGGGTTGATACCGCCGTCCAATTCAATAAGGAACTTGAGTTTCTTAAATTCCTTAGCGTCACGGCCCTTAGATACGGAAGCAGTAATGATCTTGCCGTAAATTTCATCGCCGTCCTTAGCCTTAGAAGATGATGTAACCTTGACGATAGCGTCAGAGTTGAAAATCAATCTCTTACCACCAGGAATAGCGAACTTACCATCCGGAGAATAAGGGTCCATAGTGTCATAGACGTGGTTAACGACGAATGTCGTGTTACCGTATGCGTTAATGATGTTAGCAAGTTCGTTCTTGAATCTTGCACCAGACATGTTCACTGCGGAAGATGCCTGAGCTGCTTTGTCCAAGACCTGAACTTCTACAAGCGGACCCCACGAGTCAAGAAGAACAAAGATTTCTCTTGCTTCTGCTCTTGTAAGTCCGTTGTTAATCTTAGCGAAAATCTGTTTAATTTCTGGAATGATAGAGGTCTTACAGATAAGGATATCATCTGTATCAACACCCAACTGCTGAGCCAATCTGGTGTTGAATGCGTTTTCTGAGTCAATAACAACGCAAGACATTCCCGACTTGTATGCTTCAGCGAGAATGTTCAAACCAATAAGTGACTTACCCTGCTTTGAGTCAGCAGCGATAGTCTCAATGCAGCCCTTCTTAATACCACCATCTTTTACTCGTCCTGAGAAAAGAACGTTAATAGGTCCGCTGTTAGTTGAGAGGAACTCGTCCTCAAATTCGCAGATGTACTCTGCCATCGCCTTGTCTCTTTTCATCTTTGCTATGAATGCATTCTTTTGCTGTTTTGCCATATTTTTCTCCTAATTTGCTAAATAATGCTTGTTTGACCGACTCGGTGGTCGGTACATTATTTATACTAGGAAAAATATAACAAAATTTTCAAGAAAATGCGAGACAAGATTTATTTTTCTACATCATACAGCAAACTTGCTTCCTTAATCTCCTTCAAGTGTTGTTCCTTCCTTGCTAGCTTCAGTGCCTTTTCAACTACTTCAGGCGGATAGAAGCGTCTGTTCATATTAGGATTCGGATACTGCTTTTTGTATCCCATGAAACTCACTTCAATGAATTCGTCACTTGTCATATTCGTCACCTGCGTGTTTGATTTCATGCAGATGTGCTTGCTTTTCCAACTTACGAATGTATTCAGGATTTCGTGCTTGAGCGCTTGGGTTTAAATAACCCTCATACTTCGCTTCAAGTTGCTTCATAATATAACTGCCCATGTCCATAATTGCTTCCTCTGTTATTTCTTCAAGTTCTTTAGCATATTCTTGAGTAAACTCATCGCCGGCATGCTCGATGTCTTCCAAGTGGAGTTGCTTTTCAGCTTTACGAATAGCTTCACGGTCTATAGGAACGTAAGCGTCTTCAAAGATCTTTTGAATACTTGATATTAAATCACCTGCAGGACCATCCACGAGGAGCCTCCTTGATTTCATCTTGGTGTTGAGCTACTCTTGAAAGTTTCTTAAAGCGTTCAGCTGCTTCAGGCGTATCTTCGCCTGCATACACAACCTTACGTCCAATGATGTCAATGCGGTTGACATTGTTACTTACTCTTCTTCCATTGATAGTTATGTTCCAGCCCATAGTTTTACTCCACTTTCCAGCCTTCTCCAGCCTTCTTGATTTCGTTCTTATGCACTTCTTTAAGCCACTTAGCTCGTCTTTCTGCCATCGCTGCAGCTTCCTTCAATGCTTCTTCCTCAGTCATTGGCTTAACGCCAACAAGTGTGTCAGCAAAAAGTTGAGGGAATGAACGACGAACTATAGGTAAAGCAATTCCGTCAATCGGTGTGTTATTCTGTTTGGTACTCATTAGCTGCATCTCTTATTTCAGCACGGCGCCAGTTTAATTGAGTACCTTTTATTCTTTTTCTTAAGTTAATCATTATTTCCAAAATGTGGTCAATTCCCCACTCAAGATTTTCTTCATCTGGAGTAGGATTCGCTGCCTCAATACTGACATACATTGACATTGGGTCAGAGGGATTATGAAACTTGATTTGAGCGCGTGTACATACCGAAGGTGAGTTTCCCCAAAGTCTTACAATGTAATCTTTAAATCCACCACCAAAAGCACACATGTCTGGATGTACCCAGAAAAACTCTTTAATTCCTGATTTAGGAGTTGCGTATGCATGTGGGCTGTCGTAATCGCTGCCTCTGACAAGACCATGTCTTGCACATATATCGTCAACTACTTTAAGTACTTCTTCAGCTGGATGAGCACTAAATTCCATCTTATGCCTCGTATTCGTCGCCTGCGTGTTTAATTTCTTCCAAGTGCTGTTCTTTATTCCACTTAGCCAGCATTCCGCTTTCTTTCCAAGGGTTATGATTTTCAGCAATGTCAAAGCCGACTTCAGGATTATCTCCAGGTTGATAGAGTTTTCTTGAAGCAACGATCGTCTTTCTCATTTGGTCTAAACGACCATTAATGACATCGCCCTCTCTTGCTTGAACATCTCTGACATATCGTTCAAACTGTCCAATCAAACTCATACTTCCCAGTCCTGTGTACTTGCTTTAATTTCCATTTGATGAAGTTTATTTTTGCCTTTCTTACGTTCTTCTTCAGTCATATCACAAGATCTTCTATCAAGTACACAACGGGCAAAAGCAAGACCTAAGTTCAATGAACCTTGTGACAAAGCATCATTAAATTTTTGAGCAATTTCCTTTTCTTCTTCTTTATCCATATCATACCGTCCATTCATTACCCGCTCTTCTTATCTCCCACAGATGTTTTTCTTTTTGCCTCTGCTTCTCTTCATGCAGTGAACCGTAAAGTTTTCTTTCCTCACAAAGTTTATTACAGTATTCTGTTGCGAGTCGTTCCAGTTCGTCAATTTGTTGCTGCAATTCTGGGGATAGAGTTTCATCACGAGTATCTTTTTCTTTAAGGAAGGACTTAAGTCGCTGCAGCATTCCCATCCTTCACCTGCCTTTTCAATTTCTTCTTGATGTCTACGTTTAAATTCATGTGCCTTTTCTTCAGGAGATGGTTCATTAAATACTCCTGGAACGTAAGGACAGAAAATGACGCCTGCTGACTGAATAGTCTTTCCTTTAAAACCTAAAAGAGCAGACTCTGGGTTAGCGTAGGCGTCTTGATAAACCTTGATGTCATTCGTCGTCTTCGTCACGTCCATTCTCTGGTTCAAACGGAGCTTCGTGTGTAATTGTAGACATATCTATTTCATATCTCTTCTTCAACTTATTGATAAGTTTCTTTGTCTTCGCACAGATGTCACAAAGCTGTGTTTCATATTCAAGCAAAGAAGAGATAGTATAGTTGTAAAGACGTTCATTCATCGCGTCTCTCGGTTCACTTTCTGGACATTCTACAACAGCCACAGTGCGGTCAGTCGAGTAGAACTCTGCGCCTGCAGGATTTTTCCAACACTGTTCAACGAACTTGTTCCATTTGTCCTGACGTTCTTCAGCTGTTTCTTTTGTCCAGAATGTCGGGCACACTTGTGTGATTCCGAATGTATCAAACTTATTTTCATCACCAAAATTAACTGTAATGATAGTTCTTGTAACTTCACTGTTGCCGAAGTACTTACCTACTTCATCAAGACTACGCATAAAGATGTTAATCTTAGCATACTTACTGTAAATGCCAGTAATGTAGAATGAGTATGGGTAAGTACTGTGGTCTTCGCCCTCTTTAAGTTCAACGAACCCACGTCTTGCAAGTTCTTCAATGAACTTGAAGAAACGGCGGTTGTTTTCAACGAAAAAGTTGTCATCTGAACTACGCTTCATAGTTTTCTCCTGCTTGACGGATTTCTTTAAGTCTTAATTTCTTTTTTCTTTCAATTTCTTTACCGATGATTCGTGCTTCCAAATCGCATGCATTATTGACTTCATAGTCAACTTCATTACAAAGCAAAGTAATCATGCGTCTGATTTCTACTGTGGATGTAGGATTATGCGATGCCGGCTCTGGAATAAGTTCACCGAGGAAGTATCGGAAAGTGTTGTAAATCTCGAAGTGACCTTTCATCAAGTCTTCTTTATTAGACGTATAGTCAAGTCCAGTAGCGAAGTAGATGAAAGGTGTCTGGTCGTCAACTTTGCTCGCCATGTTAGCAATGATGAGGCCTGGAATCTTATCCTGAAGTTTCATTTTGCGTTCATGTTCTTCATAAGTAAAGTCAGACATATTGCCATACTTGTCTGCAAAGTCACAGATAAGTCTTGCATTCAAAGGATGCTTGGTATGATCCCAAATGATAATGTTCTTTGGGTCATATTCCCAAGGTCCAGCGAACTTGTGAGACCAACTTGTTTCACGCTTGAAACGCTTGTCATTGTCAATGATGGATAAAGCCCAGTTCATTCTATCCAAGCGAGTATTCAGTTCCTGCATTTCTAATTTCCTCTAAGTGATTTTGCTTATTAAGTTTTGCTCTTTCTTCCGGAGTCAGCGGAGACTTCCATTCTTCAAATACATGAGGATAAAGGGACGCGTAGTCAAATGAATCTCTGAAGTCTTTATACTTATCGAGTTTCTGTTTAGCTACATGCTTGTCATACTCCATTCTTTCATGAGAAGTTCTGAAACGCGTGTTATCAAATCTGCTCTTGAAGAATTTCAGTATTTCATTGCCATCATCAGGCCACATTTTTCAAAGTTCCTTATTTCTCGCCGATGAAAACAGTGTTTCCTCCGAAGCGAGTAGTGTAAATGTTGTCAGGTTTAAGTGGTACCCAAGTTCTTTGTGATTTCGTAAATCCCATAGCGTCAGTGGTCAAGGCGTTTCCTTTATACTGCACTTCCGCATC